ATGCATCTAGAAGTCTCTATTAATCCAGAAACTAGAGCTGAATTTTTTGATGAAGTTTTTCTCAAATTCCCGGAGCTAGAGTCTTCTATCATTGATGATTTCAAGAGATACAAAGCAACCGGTGAGCTTCCGCATTATTTCGGTAGGGACGTTGCGTATACTCAGCCCTATGGTGCTTTTCGGGCTGGGTTGATGCATATCCATCTTTGTCTACCGCCAAACAAGTTTCCCGAGAAACTTCCACAACCGGATAGGGTCTGCAAGAAAGGTGATCCTGATAATGATGCTTGTCTTGTGTATGTCCAAGGTGAGCTTTATGAGAATAAATATTCACTCATTGCTATTATGTATCCCGATGCACATGAAAAAGCAAGAAAACATGATGTGATGAGCTATCTGGCGCGAATTGCCCAGAATTATAAAGATGAAAACTAACCCGCCGAAGCGGGTTTTTTGTGAGATTAGTTATTTATTTTCCTATTTGTTCTTACCCTCTCCCATTCAATTCTGCCTTCTTCACGCCGTTTATCTATATATTCAGCAAGATCCTGAATGTTGATGCAGCGCTTTGCTTTCTGTGATGTACCAACACGATAAGTCGGGATCGGCAATTGGCATGCATTTGCTTTCGCTTCTGCTGTGTTAGGGCTCATACCGAAATACTTTTGGCATACAGCTGACAGCTCAATGTTTGGGGTATTGAATTCAGCCATCAGTAAAAACAAGGTGTTCATAATTTTCTCCATCAAAACCGGCTGCACCCGGGAAAATCATAATTCTGTGCTGGTGGCAGGAATTAGTTTCTGCCAGATAGCGGAAACATATTTTGCCTGATGACGGGCATCAGCCAGGGCGTTGTGCCGTTCGCCATCGAAAGGCATGTCCATTTTTGGGTCGAATCCGATGGAACGCCCAAGCGTAACGATCGTGCGTACATCGTGGTCATTCCAGTACGCCCACGGGCAGATTTGTCCTGCTCGCTCGTAAGCTCCACGTAAAATTACGTTGTCGAAGGTGGCCCCGTTACCCCAGACTTTTAAATATTTTGTATTGTCTGCATGCTGATTAATGAAATGGCTCAGTTCAGAGAGAGCATCGCTGATCGACAAAGTATCATCAATACAGATTGCAGCTCGTGCTTCAGGGCTTTGTTTCAACCACCACAGGATGGTATCGCCGTCAGGTGTAGCTCCTTGCCCCATAGCACTTTCCAGGCTAACAACCGTATAGAATTCCTGTCCGATGTCTCCGGTTTCTGGAGTGAAGAACACCGCGCCAATGGAAACGATCGGTGCATCCTTATTTTTCCCCATCGTCTCAAGGTCGATCATTAAGTTGTTCATCACTTCACCTCCTGCGGCGGTTCCGGTAGCGGCATCCAGTGAGTTGCTTGCTCAATACCATTACCCGGCTTAATCGTTGCATCTCCGCGCCGAAAGGTGCCTCCGGTATAGCGTGCGGCGCATATTAGCGGTTCAACCAGAGAGCTATCGAAATTCACCGAAATAAGCACGTTCTGGCCCTTTTCAGGCATTCGATCACTACAGCTTATCCAACTATCCGGAGTTCCCGGAGAGTTGCCATTTACATCGAAGTTTGGCTCTGCGTCCTGAACCAGGAGGATGTAACCATTCTTGGCTGTATCAAGTTCTAACGCCTCGGTGACGGTGCCGAAATAGCGATTACCTAAATCAGCATCACAAGTGCTTACATCAATGGAAACTTCCATGCCTTCGATTAATTCTGGCAAGTTGTAAGTTTGGCTTACAGGTTGGCTACCCTGAAGCATGGCGGCGCGGTGACACCAGATAATCCAGCCAAGCGCCATATCCCATGCCATGTATTCTCTATCGCCATTTTTTGCCCTACGGCGATCTACAGATTCCCCGAAACGCTTCTCCATAAATAATTCATAGGCTGCTCGTTCATCCGATACTGCTGCCAGCGATGCCAGTGCAATTTTAAATGCGGTAAGTATGTTGTTAACCTGACCTATTTCGAATGCTATTTCACTACATACAAACGATTTATCGTCTATTATCGACTCAATTCCGGTAATCGTGTTCTGTAACCATTCTTTGGTAAGAGTATTCATAACTATTTCACTTTAATCTCAATATTTCGCAGCTTTAGCTCTACTGGCAGGTCTGACTTTCCTGTTAATGCTAATGCGAGATTTTCAGGAGTAATGAGAGCAGTTATTGTTTTCCCCCTCGCCAGACGAATAATCATTCGTATCTCGCAATCGTCACATGCTCCCGGTCGAACAATTGAGATTTGTCCGTTCATCTCACTTCCCCTTCACACCAATGTTGGCGGCGGCGCGCTCGGCTTCACTTTGTTCCCAAAACCACTTGTGAAGCGCCATAAGCTTTTCGTCAATCGGTGCATATTTGCGATTAAAGTAGGCCTGAGCATCTTTCTCAGATTCGTCCGGTAATTCGCCAGGGCCAAACAGTGTGTTATAAATCCATGCCAGTCCGCTCTTAGCGTCGCCAGTTGCCTGCCATTCGATAATGGCAGCCTGCATGACCAGAATGTTTTTCCCGATTAATAGGTCCAGTTCTTTGTACCGGTTGCGGATGTATGCATTCTCGCTTTGTAATTCAGCGTTTCGCTTCTCTGCTGCTTCCAGCTCATCCAGCAGCGCCAAGACGGTGGCAGGATTGGCGGCGGCTATGAATCGTTTATTGGCGCGATTATCTGGTCCTGAGCATGATGCTATGTAGTAATTGGCGTTCAGTCCGGCATCGGCAATTACTCCATGGTAGTCATCAGCACACCATTCGCCTGGTGTTGCATTTTCTGCCGCCAGTCGCAGAGCCTGATAGTTAATCTCGCTCACTGGTTGCCTCCTTTACGGATCTGCGCTGCGATGCGCGAAAAAAAAGACTCCCGCGTATGACTGTTAAGAGCTGGCGCGAACGCTGCGTTAAGAACGGCAGCATCACAGCCGTCATCGATATAGAGCGCAATTTTTTTCTCCAGGCGCGCTTTGGCTTCCTGCAACTGCATACCCCGGCACGCACGCGGGATATACTCAGCAATTTGAGCGATAGATTTTTCGTTCTGTTTAAACATGCTTCACCTCGATAGGCTTGATGGTATCGATCAGCAGTCGGCGGCGAGTATTTTCTGCAAAGTGGCGGCGTCCGGTTTCTTTGTGGTAAAACTCGTTTTTTCCGACGACCCACATCCGCTTTGTCTGGTGCAGTTTTTTTACCTGCGGACCGTCTCGGGTGATAACAATTCCTGTATGAGTTTTTATCACGCTCATTTTTTATTCTCCGGTGCTTTCGGCATTACTGCCCAGTGAGTGATATTGACGTTTTCAAGGTCCCCGACCTGAAATGTCCACTGCCATTCTCCGGTTTCTTTTTGTCCCCAGGTGTACCAGAGAGAACGCCAGCCAATTAGCCAGCCTTCTCCGTTAGCATCAAATAACAGAACACTTTCATTTGCTGGCGGCAGTTCAGCTGACACTGGTATTATTTTGTTTTCCAGTGCCGCACATTTAGCTTCAAGCGCATCGAATTTACGTACCAGGTACTCAGCATTTGTTTCATTCACTTTCAGATCTCGTGGTACACATTTCCCGCGAAGAAACCCTTCCATTTCGAAAACATTCATGCGCATGTGCGTAACTCCGATAACTCGTTAAAGCGCTCCATAAACATCCCGTAGGCATGGCTCGGAGCCAGTGGAATAACTTTGAACATTTCTGTTGCCGGGATACCTTCCAGTACTGGCCAGAAAGAGCCATCATCAAGCCCGAGATCGCGGCGTTCGGTTGCCAGCATGATGAGATCGGCATATTTCACAGGCGTGCTCATAACCGGGGGTAACCCGTATTTCTCACGGATTACGGCGTCTATTTTTTCTTCCATCCGTTTATAGTCAGGAAGAAGGCGTTTCAGTGGAGCGGGAATATCCTGGCAATACGCTTCTGTTGCATCATGCATTAACGCTTCAAAAGCAAATTCCTGCGGCACCAGCTGGCTGCAAAGCACCGCATGCTGGGCGACACTGTAGAAGTGTGAAAGATGTCCTGCAAAGCGACAGATATTTGAAAGGGAAACCGCGATATCGTTAATCACGATGTCGTCTTTATTTATCTTGTCATAATAAAAATGCTTCCCGGAAAAAGTTTTAATAAATGACATTTCGTTCTCCACTTTATATGCGCTGCACCGCGCTGAATTCGGGTAAAAGGAATCCCGCACCATCCGGCGATTATTGAGTTAATTACGTTTCCATAAATGCCCCCGCAGGGGCATTTGCAGTAATGAAATCAGGCGGTGAAAGTACCAATAAAGGTTTCTACTTTGCTGTCTTTGAATTTCTCAACAAGCAGATCACGAAATTCGTTAGCCATTTCTTCCTGCACTGCTTCCAGCTGAATAATGCGCAGAACCAGTACAGGACGATCGCCAGTGATAATGCTGAGGCGTAATTTAAATGGACGTTCTTTCAGACCTTCAAACGGAACGCATTTAAATTCAAATGCTACTGGCATAATATCTTTGGTTTTCGCTTCGACAGACTCCATCAGGGAGCGTTTGCCGCTGAAGTCATTATCTTCAAAATCAGCGGTCTGGTTTGCTTCAATCGTGATTTTACGGACAGCCGCAGCCGCTTTTGTTGCCTGAATAGCGTCACCATTAGCATCAAAGCCCACAAGGTAGTCGGCCCAGTCTTCAATCCATTCTGCCAGTGACTTCTGGGAATGACGCTCGCCGTTAACAGACAACAGAGCAGAGAACGGTGCTGTCTTTTTCAGTTTGAGAGTGGCGGTGTTATCTGCGTGACCTGGTTCATCAATAGTACCCAGGTTAAGCACACTGACGGCTCGCATATTATCGGCATCGATAAAGCAGCGGGTGCCTTCATCTGCAAGATCTTTAGAATAACGGGTAAAGTCATCAATGCTGGCAGTGGAAAGCGCACCACGGAAACGGAAGCGATTTAAATTAAATTTTTCCAGATCATGAATGCGGAAATTCTCAGGCAATGCCACAGCATCGGCACCAATCTTACTGATAATTTCATTAACACCCTGAGCAGAAATAAGAGCATGGATTTGATTAATTGCGGTTGCGTCTAAGTTCTGAGACATAATAAGTCCTCACTATATAAAGATATTCAGTGATGAGATAAATAATCAGTTAATTAAGAACGATATTAATGACCTGCTGCGCGGAGTTTTCCGTCAGGTTCACCGGCAAGAGTCAGTAATTGTCCCTGGTCTTCCTGCAGAATAGTCAGGCGACCACCGCGATTGACATACATCGGCGTTTCGGTGGTGTCTTCTTCAGAAATTTTCCCGCGGTTAGTCGGGCGAACATATGAGAGTTTGTGTTTGATTTTCACACGGTTCTCATCAAACGGTTCGATTTCCAGGTTGAGCGAGACCTTACCTTTGGTTTTCGTGTTCATCACACCGGAAGCGACTTCACTGAGAACAGCGCCGATTTTGGTTTCAAATACGCCGCCGTCCAGCTCCCCGATAAATGCCTGCACATCAGTACTGCGTTCGCTAGCCATTTTGCTGCTCCTCATCATATCGACCCTGCAAGGTCGGTTGGTTTCTCCACAAAACAGAGAAGAACACCTGCGGTGGCAGCCGCCCGGATGGATTGGGTTATGAGCCCGTCGTCCGGTGATGCTCTTCTCTGTTTTGTAAAAAGAGCGGTACCAGCCGGAAGCAAGTGTACAAACTGGTACCGCCAAAGCAGTGGCTGTTGTGGTGGGGTTGTCACTCAGGCGTATGGTCAACCTGACAATCCGGTGTCCTCAACGGGGAAAGAGTAACCCCGCCATACTTACCGCCGCGCCATTTCGCGGATTACCACAACGCTGAGAGCACTTAGCCAGTTACGGCACCACACTTTGTCGCGGTTCCATAAATGCCCTCATCGTTGCACCCTGGTCTCTTCCCAGGCGTCAAACCGAATCGCCACGCTGGTTAGGCGTCTTATCAGCATCCTCATTGACTTGCACATTCCGGCTACCTGGTTTGTTTGCCCGAGCAAGGAGTGGATTGTCCCCTTTAACGTCCCCAGACCGCTAACGACGCATGTGCCATACGCCGTGTTACAACCAAATTTTGTCAGGACCTTGTTTGTTGGTCTGGAAAGAAAGATAAAATGAAATTGCGTAACGTGCAAGTATTTTATTGCGAGACATGCAATAGCGTGAGTAATGAAAAGCCACCTTCTGGTGGCTAATTGATGTTGAGGTAGGGGGTTAATTGTGTCGCTTAAGGGTTTGTGACTGACTGATTAAGACCTTTCCAAAGACCATAAACCGGTGTTCGTTTTCGCTGGTAATTCCCCATTCGCGGTAAATCTGATTATCAGAAATTACCAGCAGTTTATCAGGTATCATTTGCAGTCGTTTGACGTAAATTTTATCATCAAAACCAAATACATATATACCATCCCCATCAAACTGATTGATACTGATATCAACGAAGATGAGATCTCCTGGCTCAATGGTTGGACACATACTGTCCCCACGAACGTTGATAACTTTAATGTGATTTGCTGGTCGTCCACCAAACATCGATACAGCATTATCAGTTCTGTATTCAATGGCATGAATCACATCAATGACATCACCGCCCTGGATAAGGCCATTTCCCGCACTGGCACTGACATCCAGCATTTCAATACGGAATACATCCTTCACCTGCGCAACATCCTCACTAATACTGTTTTTACATACAGTATTACTTTTGAGGTCTGAGGTAAAGAGATCAGCAATATCAACACCTAAGCTCCTGGCAATATTACTCAGGGCTTGTTCAGTGAATTGTTTCTGCTTACCTGTTTCGAGGCGCGAGATATTCGCCGCATCCACTCCTATTGCTTCAGCGAGATCGGCGATTTTCATGTTCTTCGCCTGGCGAAGTTGTCTGACTCGATTTCCTATGTTCATGCGTTTATTACATTTCTTTATTGCGCGTTAAGCAAATCAACTTGCGCAAAATATTTGCGTGAAATAATATGCTTATCACGCAATATGTGGAGGTTATATGCAATCACCATTACGGAATGTGCGTAAGGCGCACGGATTTACTTTGCAGCATGTTGCTGCGGGCGTTCAGGTCAATCCAGCGACGCTGAGTCGTATTGAAAGACTGGAACAAATTCCATCTATCGATCTTGCAGAACGTCTGGCCAATTTTTTTAAGGGTGAAATCAGCGAAATGCAGATTCTTTATCCGGCACGTTTTCAATCTAGCCAAAACCAGAATGGGTTTAAACCACAGGAACAGGAGGTAAGCCGTGGGTAAGCATCATTGGAAAGTGGAAAAACAACCTGAGTGGTACGTGAAAGCTGTCAGAAAAACTATCGCGGCATTGCCAGGGGGTTACGCTGAAGCTGCTGACTGGCTGGATGTAACAGAGAACGCTTTATTCAACCGCCTTCGTGCAGATGGCGATCAGATTTTCCCGTTGGGATGGGCAATGGTTTTACAGCGCGCGGCTGGCACTCACTACATTGCGGATGCTGTCGCACAGTCTGCTGGTGGGGTGTTCGTATCGCTTCCTGAAATTGAGGAAGTAGAGAACGCCGATATAAACCAGCGCCTGCTGGAAGTCATCGAACAGATCGGGAATTACTCAAAGCAGATTCGTTCGGCAATCGAAGATGGGGTCGTGGAGCCACACGAGCAGACAGCAATTAATGATGAGTTGTATCTGTCAATTTCGAAGCTCCAGGAGCATGCAGCACTGGTCTACAAAATCTTCTGCGCTCCAGAAAAGAGTGACGCCCGCGAGTGTGCAGCTCCGGGCGTCGTGGCGTTTTGTGTCTGTGGAGAAACTAACGCATGAACAGTTTAACGGCAAATAACCGTTTGTCGCAACAGCTGGTGGTCAGTGTCGCTGAACACCTGTTGTTACGGCATGAATGCAGATTACCAAATCACTTGGCTGTAAGTAACCACAGAGAACTTTACCTGACTGTGGGGGGCGAGTTGTGCAGGAACTTAACCGCTGGTTTCGTGACGGAAGAGGGCTTTATGTCCATGTTATTCGTTGGGAGCCAGAAACACAGCGCGTTATCTATCTTCGCAAAGACTACCCGCATGAGTGCTTTAGTCCTTTGTGGAAATTCAGGCGTGATTTTGTTGAGTGTGAAGGACCACCAGCACATTGATTCTGCCATTCCGGGACGTTACACTGTTCAGGCACCTTATAAAGCGGGTGCCGGGATTGGCGTCCTGGAATTGCATACGGCGACAATTGGCGCGTTAGCGTCTTTTTTGTTGCTACAACTCAGCTATACCCAAATTATGGTGGGCTGGGTGGGGGCACCGAAAGGTGCGCCGGTTTCCGTATGCGCCGGTTACGCCAACCCTGCTCAGTTCACCACCAGCGAAATTGGCGTTTCCGGTGGTGGAAGTTATCCATTGCATACGGAGGCTGCCATCATGGCTACGATCCCTGCCTTAGTTCAACCTGAACTTTGCATTATTGCAGACAAAGTTGTTACTTCTTCTCTGGCTGTTGCTAGTTATTTCGGCAAACAACACAAAAATGTCATTCAAAAAATTGCGTCTCTTGAATGCTCTGCCGAATTTACTGAGCTGAATTTCCAGCTCAGTGAGTACATCGACGCATCAGGCCGCAAACTACCTTGCTATCAAATAACCCGCGACGGCTTTGCGTTTCTTGCTATGGGTTTCACGGGTAAACGTGCTGCCCAGTTCAAAGAGGCATATATCAATGCCTTTAACCAGATGGAGAAACAGCTTTCAAAACCCTCTGTACCGAGCGACGTTGCACATAACGCCAGCGTTCTCTATTCCTACATTTCATCAATTCATCAGGTCTGGCTGCAGCAGCTTTATCCTATGTTGGCAAAAGCCGAATCTCCGCTGGCTGTTAGCTTGTATGACTATATTAATGATGCTTCGGCACTGGCCTGCCTCATAAATTTGTCGCTGAACCCTTCAGAGGTAAGGGGGCGCAAATGATCCGGAATATTTTCAAACGGTTTACCAATCAGGCTTTCCGTTGTCCTCGTCCGGGTCAGTGGTACACCACACCCGCAGGGCATGTTCTACGTGTTAGCCTGGTTGACCGTGAATGTCAGAAGGTGATTTGTGAACCGCTGGGCCGTAGTTACCGCGTCAGTATGCCGCTTATAGCCTTTCGCTCCGGAAAAAACATGAAGCATCTCGGAGGTGCTGCATGAGTATGGAGCTGATGGTTAAAGCGATGAAAATTCGAGTGGGTAATCCATTGCGAAAACTGGTTCTGATCAAGCTGGCTGATAATGCCAGCGATCAGGGGGAGTGCTGGCCCAGCTACCAGCATATTGCTGACCAGTGCGAGATTAGCAAACGTTCTGTGATGAATCATATTGCGGCCCTTTGTGAGTCCGGGCTGGTAAAAAAAGTCACCCGGAAAGGTGAAAAAGGTAACTCAAGTAATATCTATCTCCTTCATCTGGATGGTGCAGGAGATTCACTAGGGGGTAGTGCAAATAATTCACTATCTGGTGCAGCAAATTCACCAGGTAGTGCAGGAGTTGCACCAGGGGGTAGTGCAGGAGATTCACCCAGAACCAGTCACTCTTTTGAACCAGTCAAAGAACCAGTCAATGAACCAATAGCTGTTGGTGCATCAGTTGATGAGTCCGTGCGAGTTCGTTCAAACCGACCGGAATACTCTCCGGAGTTTGAGCAGGCATGGCTGGCATATCCCAAACGTGCTGGTGGCAATTCAAAATCTGCAGCCTTCAAAGCCTGGAAAGCCCGTTTGAATGAGGGAGTAAACCCCGAAACCATGCTGGAAGGTGTGAAACGCTACGCGGGCTGGGTATCTGCGATGGGTAACAGCGGCACACAATTTGTGAAACAGGCTGTCACGTTCTTTGGTCCGGATCGTCATTTCGAAGAATCCTGGGAAGTTCCTGCGGTATCTGCAGCCAGACGCGAGGACCCGTACTTCAAAGCCAGTTACGACAACGTGGACTACAGCCAGATCCCGGCAGGATTCAGGGGGTGATCATGAGTCTTTTGAATGAAGTTCAGAAATTCATTGAAGCCCATCCGGGGTGTACTTCCGGAGACATTGCGGATGCTTTTGCAGGTTACTCACGGCAGCGCGTTCTGCAGTCAGCAAGCAAGTTACGTCAGAGTGGGCGTGTGGCTCACCGTTGTGAAGGAGATACACGCAGACATTTCCCACGCCTGACTGAGAGAGCGCAGGAACCGGAACCACAACCAGTTCGAGAAACCAGACCTGTGCGCAATTTCTATGTCGGCACTAACGATCCACGGGTGATTTTGTGCCTGACCCGCCAGGCTGAAGAACTGGAGTCCAGGGGCTTATACCGTCGTGCTGCAACCGTGTGGATGGCGGCATTCCGTGAAAGCCACTCCCAGCCAGAACGAAACAATTTTCTGGCGCGTCGTGAACGGTGTTTACGGAAAAGCAGTAAGCGGGCTGCATCAGGTGAAGAGTGGTATCTCTCAGGGAATTACGTGGGGGCTTAATGAGTAATAAATATTGCCAGGCGCTGGTGGAACTGCGGAACAAACCAGCCCATGAACTGAAGGAAGTGGGCGATCAGTGGCGCACGCCGGACAACATTTTCTGGGGAATTAACACCCTGTTTGGCCCGTTTGTTCTGGATCTGTTTACTGACGGTGATAACGCCAAATGTGCCGCGTATTACACGGCGGAAGATAACGCGCTGGCGCATGACTGGTCAGAACGTCTTGCGGAGCTTAAAGGTGCTGCCTTTGGTAATCCCCCATACAGCCGCGCCAGTCAGCATGAGGGGCAATACATCACCGGCATGCGTTACATCATGAAACATGCCAGTGCCATGCGTGATAAGGGCGGGCGCTATGTTTTCCTGATCAAAGCGGCCACCAGCGAAGTGTGGTGGCCGGAAGATGCAGATCATATTGCTTTTATTCGCGGGCGTATTGGTTTTGAACTGCCTGCCTGGTTTATACCGAAGGACGAGAAGCAGGTGCCGACAGGCGCTTTCTTCGCTGGTGCTATTGCTGTTTTCGACAAGACCTGGAAGGGACCGGCAATCAGCTACATCGGGCGTGATGAACTTGAGGCATGTGGTGAGGCGTTTCTGGCGCAGGTTCGCCAGCAGGCGGAAAAACTGGTCAGGGAGATGGCGGCATGACGACGTTAACTCAATGCCAGCAGCAGGTGCTGGATATGCTGATTTCTTACCAGAAAGAACGTGGCTTCCCGCCAACCAATCAGGAGGTGGCAACCATGCTGGGATACCGTTCAGTGAATGCAGCGGTGGAACATCTTCGCGCACTGGAGAAAAAAGGCGTCATCACGATAAAGCGTGGCGTGGCCCGGGGTATCACGCTTCATACCGCGGTGAAGGACGACGACAGCGAGGCGGTCGGGATTATCCGCTCACTGCTTGCCGGTGAGGAAAACGCCAGGCTGCGTGCAGCCCACTGGTTACATGAGAGAGGCCTGAAAGTATGAAGCTGATCCTGCCTTTCCCGCCCAGCGTGAACACGTACTGGCGACACCCCAACAAAGGGGCATTTGCTGGTAAGAGCCTGATAAGCGCGGCGGGGCGAAAATTTCAGAGCGCGGCGTGCGCAGCAATAGTTGAGCAGTTACGTCGTCTGCCAAAACCAACGTCGGCACCTGCTGCAGTGGAGATCGTGTTGTTTCCTCCGGATAACCGGATCCGCGATCTGGACAACTATAACAAGGCGCTGTTTGACGCGTTGACCCACGCGGGTGTGTGGGAAGACGACAGACAGGTGAAAAGAATGCTGGTGGAGTGGGGACCGGTTATCCCGAAAGGGAAGGTCGAGATCACCATCAGTAAGTACGAGAAAACGGCGGGTGCAGCCGCCTGATCAAGAGGAGAAACGAAGTATGAATAATCTGATGGTCATTGATGGTATTGAAGTTCGTCGTGATGCTTATGGGCGTTACAGCCTGAACGATCTGCACAGGGCTGCCGGGGGAGAACAAAAAAACCGCCCGAAATACTGGCTCTCCAATAAGCAAACCTGTGAATTGATTGAACAACTTTTCACCGAGGGTGGAATTCCGCCTCTGGAACAAAATCAACCAGTTAGCGTCATTAATGGCGGAAATAACCAGGGGACGTATGTCTGCAAAGAACTGGTGTATGCCTATGCAATGTGGATCAGCCCGTCATTCCATCTGAAGGTGATCCGTACTTTCGACATGGTAACCAGCGCACCGGAAAAATTATCCGGACAGGCTGCTGACAAGATGCAGGCTGGCGTGATCCTGCTGGACTTTATGCGCCGGGAATTAAATCTGTCTAACTCATCAGTGCTTGGAGCCTGTCAGAAGCTTCAGGAGGCTGTTGGCTTACCGAATCTGGCACCGCGCTATGCCATTGATGCTCCTGCTGACGCGCCTGATGGCTCAAGTCGCCCCACGCTGTCGCTGAGTGCACTGCTGAAGCAGTATGGTATCCGCCTGACGGCTAATCAGGCATATCACCAGATGGTGAAGCTGGGGATCGTTGAACAACGCGAACGATACAGCCGTACCGCGATTAACAACATCAAAAAATTCTGGTCGCTGACGGCGAAAGGCTGCATGTTCGGCAAGAACATCACCAGTCCTGCAAATCCGCGCGAGACGCAGCCGCATTTCTTCGAATCCCGATTCCCTGAGCTGTTAAAGCTGCTCGATACCGTTCATTGAGGTGACCGTGAGAGCACTACTGACCCCTGAAATTGCCCCGCGTATGGGGATCGTATTGTTCAGGCCAGGTTCAGAGCTGATGCCCCTGTTTATGCAGGGGCGTGTTCTGCTGGAGCCTGAGCCGGAACGTTATTCATCTTTCGCCAGTGGTGCCGTTCCGGCGGCATCACAACCGCTGGCGGATGATCCTGCCGTTCGGGCCGTGTTCCGCAATGAGGCAGTGATCCGTCGTGCTGGTGGCGTGGAATGTCTTGAAAGCTGGTTACTTCGTGAAAAAGGCTGCCAGTGGCCTCATTCCGACTGGCACAGCGAGAACATGACCACAATGCGACACGCTCCGGGCGCAATCCGTCTGTGCTGGCACTGCGATAACCAGCTGCGCGATCAGTTCACGGAACGGCTGGAATCAATGGCAACGGATAACTGTGCCCGCTGGGTGTTGTCTGTTGTGCGTCGGGATCTCGGTTTTGATGATAGTCACGTTGTGACAATGCCGGAACTGTGCTGGTGGCTGATTCGTAATGACCTGGCGGATGCCTTACCGGAAAGTGCAGCCCGTAAGGCACTGAGATTACCAAAGCCTGTTGTGCCGTCTGTCACCCGGGAAAGTGACCTTGTGCCTTCGGTTCCTGCCACCAGCATCATCCAGGATAAGGCAAAAAAGGTGCTGGCGCTGAAAGTGGATCCGGAGTCGCCGGAGTCTTTTATGTTACGCCCAAAACGCCGCCGCTGGGTTAATGAAAAGTACACGCGCTGGGTTAAGACACAGCCGTGTGCATGTTGTGGAAAGCCTGCTGATGATCCCCACCACCTGATAGGTCACGGTCAGGGTGGAATGGGAACAAAAGCGCATGACCTTTTTGTGTTGCCTTTGTGCAGAAAGCATCACGACGAGCTGCATGCGGATACCGTGGCATTTGAAGAGAAGTATGGCTCCCAGCTGGAGCTGATATTTCGTTTTATCGATCGTGCGCTGGCAATTGGCGTGCTGGCCTGATTTTGTGGAGAAAGTTGATGCGTGATATTCAAATGGTTCTTGAACGTTGGGGGGCATGGGTGGCAAATAATCACGAGGATGTCACTTGGTCGTCTATTGCTGCAGGATTTAAAGGACTAATCCCTTCAAAAGTAAAATCCCGCCCGCAATGTTGTGACGATGACGCGATGATCATTTGTGGATGCATGGCTCGCCTGAAAAAGAACAACAGCGATTTGCACGATTTATTAGTGGATTATTATGTAGGTGGTATGACGTTTATGGCGCTTGCCCGTAAACATGGGCGTTCTGATTGCTGGGTTGGGCGTTTATTGCAAAAGGCTGAAGGTGTAGTTGATGGCATGTTAATGATGTTAGAAATTGAGCTAGAGATGGATCGTTAGAAGACCTCTTATTAAGGGGGTAATTGAATCAGTTTAATGTGTGGGGAGTCGATTTATTCTCCCCATTTTATTTAATTAATTTACTTAAGGTTTTAATTCATCAAGACGTTGTTGGATAGTGTTTTTGCTTGCGTTGTCTGTTATAGCCATTTGTTGTACTTGCCCCATTGCCATTTGAGTTTCCATCCACATATCGGCCCACACTTTTGTATCGTTATTAACTTGAGCGATAGTAAATTTGACTTTTGATACCGGGGTTGTTGAATAGGCATTGCCGATTAACATTTGTCCAAAAACAGCAGACCCGCCTTCCAGTTCTTTACCACATATAACACTGCTGTTATCCGCGTTGTAAATTATCAACCCTCTACTATTGCAGTAATTCACAAGGGCATCTTTGACTTTATCTTTTGTCGTATTTTGATAAACCCCCTCAGGTTTTCCTGATTGAGTTTTCTTTATCAATGGTACGGAAGAAGTACAACCTGAAATGATAGTTGCGCTAAGTAATAATACAGTCATTTTATTCATGTTTCTTATCCATTGTTAAGGGCATACCCACACAATTATTTTTATTGGAGATGAATAATCAACCGTTTACAATCGTAAAAAATCAAATATGCTGTTAAGAGTGGTTACTTCGCCACACAACTTAAACCCGCCGCTGAGCGGTTTTTTTGTACCTGTAAACCTGGTGCAGTACAGTAAACACGCTGGTGGTCGTGAATACTGACTTTTTATCTTGCTGGCTTTTTAGACAAGAGTTATTGGTATGTCATGTTAACCAGAAGGGAAAAAGACATGCTAAAACAGCAAGATATGACAGAAACCGCCGCAGCAGTCCTTCATTTCTTACCTGCTGACAAGTGGGTAACGCCACGCATGATGACGAGAACTACCGGAGTAAGCGAAGCCCGGTGCCAGTTAATACTGACTCAGTTAGTTCTGGCGGGTCTGGCGAAGGATAACGGCGGGTACGGGAATAAATTCAGACGCTGCCAGTAATGGCGGTTTCCTGCTGTGAAAATGGGCGGCTGGTGGGTGTTGGTAGCACCTGCCAGCCATTCGCTCATGCTTACTGGTCACAAGCGAACCACGGCCCACTGCTTTAGCGCAAAAGCAGAGTGAGCCTACCAGAGTTACGCTTACTGATCCATGAAAAATACTGTAAAAATAAACAGTGTTGATTTAATCAACGCTGATTGCCTGCATTTTATTCAGTCCCTGCCTGATGATTCCATTGACCTGATTGTTACCGATCCGCCGTACTTCAAGGTGAAACCCAACGGCTGGGACAATCAGTGGAAAGGGGACGAAGATTACCTTAAGTGGCTGGACCACTGTCTGGCCCAGTTCTGGCGGGTGTTAAAACCTGCCGGAAGCCTTTACCTGTTCTGTGGGCATCGCCTGGCATCTGATATTGAGATCATGATGCGTGAACGTTTCAACGTGCTTAACCATATCATCTGGGCGAAGCCGTCCGGACGTTGGAATGGGTGTAATAAAGAAAGTCTGCGCGCATATTTTCCTGCCACAGAGCGCGTTCTGTTTGCTGAACATTACCAGGGGCCATATCGCGGCAAAAGTGACGGCTATGCGGCAAAAGAAAGGGAACTCAAACAGCACATAATGGCACCGCTGATATCGTATTTCAGGGATGCTCGTGCCGAACTGGGTATAACGGCAAAACAAATTGCCGAAGCCACAGGTAAGAAAAATATGGTTTCCCACTGGTTTGGTGCCAGTCAGTGGCAGTTGCCGAATGAGGCTGACTATCGGAAGTTACAGGCACTGTTTTCCCGTATAGCGGCAGAGAAGTTTCAGGAACAACAACTGGAACAACCACACCACCAGCTGGTGGCATCTTATGATTCACTGAATCGCAAATATTCTGAATTGCTGGATGAGTTTAAATCTCTCCGGCGCTATTTCTCCGTATCAGTCTCCGTGCCTTATACCGATGTCTGGATGCATAAACCCGTTCAGTTCTACCCGGGGAAACATCCGTGTGAGAAACCGGCGGATATGCTCAGGCAAATAATCAATGCCAGTAGTCGACCAGGTGATCTGGTTGCTGATTTTTTTATGGGATCCGGTTCCACAATAAAAGCAGCAATGGCGCTGGGGCGTCGGGCCTTAGGTGTTGAGCTTGAGTCAGAGCGGTTTAACCAGACAGTGAAAGAGATAAACGAGCTGGTGGGGAAATAATCTGGTGGCCACGTCAGGTGGCCTTTTTATTTCCATTACACAGCACCCGCATCTGCGAGGTGGGGTTATGAAATCCATGGATAAGTTAACAACGGGTGTCGCCTATGGCACCTCAGCAGGTAGTGCCGGGTACTGGTTTTTACAGTTGCTCGATAAAGTCACGCCCTCACAGTGGGCGGCAATAGGTGTGCTGGGTAGTCTGGTATTTGGCTTGCTGACGTATCTGACAAACCTTTATTTCAAGATTAAAGAAGACAAGCGTAAGGCTGCACGGGGAGAGTAATTCAATGACTCAAAACTATGAACTGATTGTGAAAGGGATCCGCAATTTTGAGAATAAAGTTACGGTAACTTTAGCATTACAGGACAAAGAACGCTTTGACGGTGAAATTTTTGACTTGGACATCTCGCTGGACCGTGTTGAAGGTGCTGCGCTGGAGTTTTATGAGGCAGCGGCCAGAAGGAGCATCAGACAGGTCTTCCTGGATGTCGCTGCCGGGTTATGTGAAGGGGATGAGCAGTCGCCGGAAAAGCGCCCCGTAATTTTAGAGGCGCAGAATGTATGGATAACCTACAAAGGAAAGCTACCGGGAAGAATTACTGGTTCTCTGAAGACTCCTCCGGAATCACAACCTTAAGTCACTGACCGGAACAGATAAACCTGTCCGTGGGCAGAAACCGATAAATCCTGATAAATATCCATGAACGCAAAAATCAGATACGGCCTGTCGGCTGCCGTTCTGGCACTGATTGCCGTCGGTGCGCCCGCGCCTGATATTCTCGACCAGTTTCTGGATGAAAAAGAAGGTAACCACACAACGGCATACCGCGATGGGTCCGGCATCTGGACCATCTGTCGGGGTGCCACG